CGCCCATTCAATGGGAAGGTGCACTATACTTCGTCGGCGGTGGCAAGAATGAAAGAACGTCAATATACAGGGCTGGATCATCAGGAGAACCCGAAAAAATCAGTTCTGATGCAATTGACACAGAGATTCAAAAATTCACAGTCGATGAAATATCAGAAGCTTATTCATTCACATACGGAATAAACGGTCATGCTTTTGTAGGGTTTACTTTCAGGTCAGTGGTTGTCAGTTCCAGAACTTTTGTTTTTAATGTCACTGCAACCAGACTATCCGAAAGAAAAGTATGGTTTGAACAACAAACAGGTGTAGCTGACAACGCCTGGCGAATAGCAAGTGTCGATTATGTTTATAATAAATTAGTCGTTTCAGACGCGATTGATGGCAGAATCGGGTATCTAGACGAGGATGTTTACAAGGAATATACAGCGGTATTACTATCGGAAAAAGTGACACCTCCGATATTTGTGAAAAATATGGCAACGATTTTTCATGAAGTCGAATTGATCATTGACGCAGGCCAGGGATTAATCACAGGGCAAGGAAGTGATCCCCAGGTAATGATGGATTTTTCAGATGATGGTGGCCGGAATTGGTCATATGAATTATGGACTGACCTGGGAGGAATTGGCGAATATTTCAGAAGAGCAGAATGGAGAAGACTGGGAATTTCAGAACAGAGCCGGATATTCAGATTCAGAATCACCGATCCAATCAAGAGAACATTCATCAAACTTGATGTGGAGATGACTAATGCAGCCTAGATTCAGAGTTCCACAAAAAGCTGAACTGATCATAGACGAAAAAGGGTTTCAATTAAACAGGTTTTTCAGATTTTTGGGTGAGCTCTCGGCTGGATCTTGGAAAAAAAGATATATTGCAGACACTGATGGATCAGGAGATTTTACCATCTCTTCAGATCCAGCAATCGTATCATTGAAAAGAGGGTGGGCGATCCCATATTTAACAGACGACAGAATTTGGAACGTTGATTTTTGTTTTGTCTACACAGTGGCCAGCGCATTACGAACAAGAGTCGATTTAACTTTACCATTAGTTTTTTCAAATGCTGACGCAGCATATTTTCAACCGTGTATCGGACAACAAAAGACAACGGATCCAGGCGCTGCATCTTGTGTGTGTCTTCCAAATGATAGCGATATAGTTTTATTACATGCCAGCGAAACAACGGACGCTTATGTGTTTAAAGGAAATGGAATCGAACTCAAACAAAAACCTGACTGGGTTGAATGAACTGCTTTATTATCTGAAATGGTTGTTTGACTTTCAGGAAGATTTAAAGAAACTACCGCAGGTAGAGTTGGAAACAAAAGACAGTTTTTCCCCGGGTGTTTATGCCAGAACCATTTTTATTCCGGCTGGGACAGTTTTAATCGGTAAGACTCACAAAACTGAGCACTTCAATATTGTTCATACCGGCAAAGCAAATGTGTTAATTGAAGGGCAAGGAAAACTTGTGTGTGGTGGTGAATTCTTCAAATCAGAACCAGGAACAAAAAAAGTATTTTACGCTTTTGAAGATATGAAATTCACAACTATCCACGCCACGGAAAAAACGGATATTTCCGAAATTGAAAAAGATACTGTTTACACGGACGAAGAGGAAGTTTTATTAATGCAGGATGATATTAAGGAACTAGAATCACAGGTAAGTGATTTAAAATTGGAGGTTTTATGAGCTGGGTTGCAGTAGCAGTAGGAGCGGGAACGGTGATAGCAGGGGTTTATGGAGCAAACCAGAACAGGGCAGCAATGTCTGACGCTAATTCAGCGAACGCAGCACAGAACGCAGCAGATAGGGCGTTGTCAGCAGAAGAATTGGCGCAGAGAAAAGAGCAATTTGGTCAATCTGCTACATTCGGCGCAGAGAGGGCACAGTCAAAACGTGACTATTCAAGCGGTTTACTAAACCCGTATTCACAGACAGGACAGCAAGCATCAGGAGAGCAGGCCGCATTATTAGGACTTGGGACACCAGAAGAGCAATCAGCCGCAATGGGAAGATTCAACGAATCCCCTGGTCAAAAATTCATGCGGGAACGTTCTGAAAAAGCATTAGTCAGAAACGCCGCAAAATTGGGCGGGCTAGGTGGCGGTAATGTGAGGTCGGCATTAGTTGAGCAGGGAGTCGGATTTGCGCAACAGGATTATGATAACCAATTCAACAGACTCGGAACGCTCGCAAATAGAGGAATGGTTGCAGGTCAAACAATGACAGGCGCTGATTTAGGAGTTAGCAAAACGGCATTAGGTCTTAATTCAACAAATCAAGCGGCTAAAATCGCAGCGGCCAAAGCGGCAGCAGTCAAACCAGTTTTTGCGGGTGGCATAGCTCCGAATTACAACTCAAATCAATACGGGCAAAATATCGGCGGAAATGTTAGCGCTGGAAATTATAACATGAGTGGCGGCGGCATGATGGATGGTATGATGGACTTCAGCGGCAGCGGAATAGACATAAATTTCTAAGGGGTGACAAATGGCGAGAACAATACAACCAGAGTACGGACCGGACTACGGCCAATTAATATTACAAGGGCTCGGGGCATACGGGCAAGTAAAAGGTATCCAAACAGCCCAGGCCAAAGAAGAAAGGGGCGTCTTAGGTGAAAAAAGGGCAATCGCGGCAGGTCAAAAGAAAGCAGAAATTGAAGACATGGAAAGATTTAAAAAAGAAACGATAATATTCGCCGCTGAAATTTCCGGACTTCCTGAATCTGAGCAGATCGCTAGAACACAAGAGAGGATTGCAGGTTTAGATAGCAGAGGAATCAATTCAGACACCACTAAAAGGCTTTTGCGGAATATGCAGAGCGGTGACCCTAATGCGAAGAAAAGCGCACAGGAAGCGATAAAACAACGTGTTGAATTAGGGTATCAAACAAATGTATTGAAAAGACCGCCCGCACCGAAAGCCGAAAAAACCGGTTATAGAATCGCAACCGATCCAGAAAAACTGGCTGCAGGAATAACAGACACTTCACCATATCAAATTTCGCCAAAAGGTCAATTTGTGAGACTTGGTGGGAAAGGTCAAACGATCAATGTCAATACCGGCCCATCCGGGGATAGATTAGGGAAAATTCCTCCCGGATATGCAGCAAGAAAAACGGCTGAAGGATACGAGATGTACGAGATTAAAGGAGGCCCACCCGCTAAAAAAACAATAGAGACTGGGAAAAAAACGGAATCACAGAGGCAGACAACTGCCAGGACTGCTAATATAGTCAAAGAAGATATTGGAAGACTAAGGTCGATCATCTCAGATCAAGCGTTTTACAATCCCGTAACCGGTCCAACTGGTGGCATTGCATCAGAAGTTCCGGGATCGGCAAGAAAAGACGCTGAAGCGTTAAAGAATACAATCGGAGCAAATGTCGGATTTGATAGACTGCAAGCAATGCGAGAAGCATCAAAGACCGGTGGCGCATTGGGTGCAATCTCAGAACGTGAAATGAAACAACTTGAGGCCGTCATGGGTTCGATAGAATTGGATCAAAGTCCAGAGCAGTTGACAAGGAACCTAGACAGACTGGAACAAATTTATGATAGCATCATTGAAAAAGCAACTGCCTATCCAAATGCTGAAGAATTCGGTTTCGGTGGCGTGTCAATATCTAAACCGCAAATACAAACACCAACTCAAGAGGCAACCCCGGAACAATTAGAGAGATACAGATAATGGCTAATTGGCAAGACGATATTTATAAAAATTACATATCCGGCAAAATGTCAGAACAAGGCCGGTCAAATTACGAAGCCGATTTGATAGCGGGAGTTATCCAGGCACCTTTGGGATCACAGAAAATGATTGCGGACGCCGGTTCAGATGTATTACAGCAACCAGCGCAACCACAAGCTCCGATTCCTATCGAAGGCGTATTCCCTGCACATATGGAAGAAACAAAGCCGGCCGAAGTTCCTGACGTAGTTATGAAACGATTCTGGGATGGTCAAATGTCAGATGAAGGCATGAAAAACTTAATTGCTGATTTAAGATCCGGGTCTGTTATCACCGCTGAATCAGAAGATGTTTCTTTCTTCGAAGGGGTCAAAGAAGGTATCACAGGCGCAGGCAGAAGGGTACCAGAAACGGAAGCACTTCCTTCATGGGTCAGAATGCCTGAAATGAATAATTTGAGTTTGAGAGGTGCTAAAAGCCTGGTTGGAACTATGGCTGCAGGTCCAGATGAAATCTCCCAGGTAATCAAAAAGCAAAATCCAGATGTAGACATCGCCAAAGATTCAAAAGGAAATTACGTTTTTACATCCGGAATGGACGGTAACCAATACGCAATCAAGCCAGGATTTAGGACAGAGGAAGATT